CCCGTATCAAGGGTAAGAAATGACCCCTGACGTTGAATGTCAAAGCAAGTGTGCTAGCATAAATTGTCCGGCACTTTTGTTTGCCGGGCTCGCTATATGCGATAACTTCGTCTTTGAGGCAACCTTTAGCAATTGAGCCAGCTCGCTCACCTCTTTCGTAGCAAGCCATGCTCCTATCTATTTCCTCCTGGACAACGGGCGCAAACCTCACAGGTCTGCCTTTTTCGTCGTACTCGACATGCCTAGATTTGGGTCCTGACCCTGGATATCCAATGGATGTGTCCAGATGTATTGGATCAATAAACCTTATTCCGGGTATGCCAAGCAAATTTTCTTCATAGGTCAATGGTCGAAGGGTGTCTCTCCACTCGGGCCGCTGGAAAATAGGTATGAAGTACACCTTAAAATCCGCGACCGCCATCTGCAGCAATTCTGGGGGGAAGGGCTGTGACGGCTGGGAGAGACTGGCTATGCACTTCTGCCAGCCAAACCAGCGAGGAGAAATGGTGGGAGGCCCATATATATTAGGCAACTCCATCACATCCATGACATGCTCACTGATTGGTGTGACCTTGACACTTGTGCTTGGTGTGGTCATACCAAAGCAACCTCCATAATACTCTATTTGGGAGGGGCTAGGCATGTAGTTCAAGCAAGATTTGTAGTGCAATTTGGCTGAGGGTTGCATTACCTCCATGCCCATTTGCTTGCTCGGGAAAGCCTCGAAACTGCCTGTCACTAGTACCGTTTCGACTGTGGACAATTCGTCCAGCACACGGTCAAGGGTACTTTTGAGTATAGAACCATATACACCATAGGGCGTTGCTTCTCTCCCACCTAAGTGGAAGCCTGCAATATTCACCCCTTTGGCCTCGGCGACCACCACCGCTCCACACAATCCTTTGAAAGTGTCCATCCCGAAGTTCTTATAATAACCTCCGGAAAACTTGACACCGACACCCGTGTCGATGCCATCCTGTGGGACGGCCATTCCTCTGGCTGTGGTGACTTTGCCATCCTTGCTCCTATATACGAGCGTGAAAGGCAATTCTGGTAGTTGCGATATTGGGAACCAGGGGGTAAGGTCCTTAAAGGACCCACCAGCGTGGCAATAACAAGCCACAAGATCAGTATCTGGTATTCTAATAGCGGTTCTTAGAGAGATGTATGCTGGAAACATGCCGCCCGATTCCAACGGTGCCGACTTCCTGAAAGTACATTTAAGGGTGTCAACTTTGGCATCAGTGAAGTAATGGTTCGGCACAATCATAACTCCCGTCTTTACAAAAAGCGCATTCAGCGCCATAACACCATCCTTTGTTTCAACAGACCCATAGACCAAATTACGTTCAACGATCTTCACAAAGTCGTCTTTATTGGTACATAGGGCCTTATGGGAGAAGGGGAATTCTCGTTTGCCTGGAGTGGCCCAGGGATTGATTTCCTTATCCCTTGCAGCTATTTGTTCAGCATTCTCTGGCATGAGGGTGCCCTGAGATTTGGGCTTGTTTCTTATGACTCTGTATATCTTAGCCAAGGTGTAAACAATACCAAC